TAAAGCCCCTAGCTTTAGCTATGGGGATATAAGCCATCCTAGTTCACTTAATTAGTGTGCCGCCCGTTCTTTTTGAGACTCAATGTACTGCCTCACTACGGAAATAGGAGCACCTCCGACCGTACATACGAAATAAGAGTTGGTCCAAAGTGTTGGAAGTCTCTGCCTTAGGAGAGGAAATTCTTTTCTAAGTATGTGGGATGACCTTCCCTTCATCCTTTTAACTGCTGAATGGATGCCAAATTGCGGATCAATATCTACAAGAAGGTGTATGTGATCTTGGTCACACTCCATCTCTTTAATCTCGAAGCGGCATTCTTTCGCTACGCTTGTGCAGATTTCTTTTAATCTAAGTTCAATATCTCCTTCCAAATATTTCTTTCGATATTTAGTCACCCAGACCACATGGTAGGTACAGGAAAACACGATATTGTTATTTGATTTAAAATTTTTAATTGCGTTATACCTCGACACGCTGTATATCGTATCTGTGGAAGGCGCACGTGGCAACGAAAACAATAAAAATTCGTATAAAAGATTCAAGCAGCAAAGACACCCTCAAAAAAATGGCATGGGCTTGCAACTACGTATGGAACTTTTGCAACGAAACAGCCTTTGCGGGTATCAGAAATAAAAGTGAGTGGCTATCCGGTTTCGACCTGCAAAAACTCACTAGCGGCGCTTCCAAGGAATTGGGACTAAATTCTACTACCATCCAAGAAATCTGCGCTGAGTACGGACTTCGCAGAAATAAAGCCAAGAAAAGAAAACTTAGGTGGCGTTCTAAAAAGTCACTAGGTTGGATTCCTTTTAAAAAAACAGGCGTTAAGTTTAAAAACGGGAAAGTAATATATTATGGCCAAGAGTTTAGCCTTTTTCAGCCAGAGCGTCTTCCTGCGGACGGCACATATGGCGCTGGAGAATTTTGTCAGGACGCAAGGGGGCGTTGGTATCTATGTATATCTGTGCATTACGAACTACCGCATGCTCCAGCTCATGGCGAAGTCGGTATAGACCTTGGACTTAAAACCCTTGCAACCCTTTCAAATGGTCAAAAAGTTAAAAACGGGCGCTACTACCGGATGATGGAAAGCCGTCTTGCGAACGCTCAAAGGTCTAATCGTAAACGTCTAACCAAGACGCTTCATGCAAAGATCAGAAATAAGAGACTAGATGATTTGCATAAGGCTTCCACGCAGATAGTTTTAGAGAATAAACTCATCGTTGTTGGGAAACTTTCTGTAAAGAAAATGATAAAAACTAAGATGGCTAAGTCAACTCATGACGCAGGTACATCTATGTTTAAAACCATGCTGAAATATAAAGCGAGTGCGCTTCAGCGTGTATACGTGGAGGTCGATGAGACCAACACAACGAGAACCTGTTCTGTTTGCGGAGTTATCCCAGACAGCAGTCCGAAAGGATTGAAAGGACTCTCGATTAGGGAATGGGTGTGCTGCGAATGTGGAGCAATCCACGATAGAGATAAAAACGCAGCTCTGAACATTCTCCGCATCGGGCGTGATGCGCTAGCGCCTAAAGTGGCCCAGGAATCCCCCGGCTTTAGCCGTGGGGAGGACGTCAAGTCAGATTTAAGAGTGAGCCGAATTTTATGATTCTAATTCTTATTCTACTTATTTCCTCCTGGCACTATCGCGGTGTGTATGACGCCTATCAATGGAGCACTGGCCTAAGTATTTTAGCCCTCGTTTTAATCTGGTCTATTAATAGCGTTTCTATAATTCTTTTTCTTTCTTATTTTGTAATCGGCGGGATTCAAATTGCAAAAAACGCTGACTTCTTTTTAAGGCTCCCAACTTTAGATCACGAACCATGGCCTACATTTGCGCTAGGGTTATATGCATCAATTTCATGCATGCTTATCGGCGGATTCTCGATTTTAAAATCAAAAACCTATAAGGACATTCTCCCCGGCGCGCTTAAGCACTTCACACTAATTAACGCATGGTATGTAATCATAGGTGCTGCGTTTGAATTCGGAAGGCTGACAGAGGGCGTGGGCATATCCGGTTTTATCGCTTATGCAAGTTTGAATGGTTCTCTCATAGTCGCGGGCCTTCCTTTCGTCGATAAAAAGCCTCAGCAATTATTTGTGTGTATCATGGCTGTACTTCTTTCGAAATCGTCTATTCCTTTCGGAATGCTCGCTATCTGGGCTGCACTTGAAATAATTTCTTTAAATAAGATTAAATTAAAGACGCTGGCTTTTTCTGTAACGGGAGGAATTGTCGCGCTTACACTAGGGTTTTTTACTGTGGGAAATACTCTTTTTGATAGCGCCAATAGGTTTTACTTCTATCGAATACTACTTCGTCAATGGAGAAAAGACGGGCTATTCTTTTTCGGCAATGGCTTTGGAACATTCACAAGTTTTGCCCGTGAAGTACAGATTCATGATAATTTTATGGTAAATAAGGATTCAATGCATCTTTTATGGAATGCGCATAGTGACTGGCTGCAGATATTAATTGAAGGTGGATTCTTTTCAATTTTCTGTGCTGGAATATTCGCTCTATTTTCTATGTACAATTTGTATAAACTTCAAATGAAACCGCACTTGATTAGTCTTATTCTAATTATGTCGTGTATGCTTTTTAGCTCGCCGCTTAGGTATTTTCCATCAGCTCTATTTGCAGGGTTAATACTTTTTTCTTGGTTTAATCAATCGGCTGAATTATCAAAGACCGCCTGATCGACTATTAGTGGAAACGCAACAACGTTCGTTTTATCAGCGATAAATGCCGTAACTTTAAATTTAGTGTATTCAAATCTTGGAACGGCATTGTAAACATACCCACAACAGTGAGCCACTAGAACAACGCTACCGTGCAGAACTTTCCATGTAATGTAATTAATACAAAGCGGGCACTTAGCGTAAAGCACTTCACGGGCAAGCCACAATTCATAGTGCTTGCCGCTAATAGGCCTCATGATTTATCGAACTCCATTGTGCCCTATTGAAAAATGGTTTCCATCAGGCTTTTGAAATCTTCCGCCCCAACAACACTCATAGTCATCCGTGGAAAGGCTTTCCCACCACTCGCCCGCATCGTGGTATGCATCGCTATCTGTCAGAAAGTGCCCGTCTTTAAACAGGTTCAAATCGGCGGCAAGTTTCATTTGGTGAAGGCTATTTCTGATTCCTTTACCTTGTGCCGCGTATAGAAGTGCCGTTTCTTCTGGCCTGTAAGTTTCTCCAAGCGTGACTTCATATCCAATTGTTATGCAGTAAAGGATAAGGCGCGCGTACAAGTCGGAGAACTTTTTTTGTTTCTGAATGAGATTCATCAAGTCACCCCATTTGAAATATAGCTACGGTTTCTTTAAATCGGTTTCGCACGCAACACCGCTTCCACTTTTGCATCTGGCTGCTGCGCGTTTTCTTGCTGCTACTTTTTCTGGTTTCGTCGCCGCGCCCGATAGTTCGGTAAGCAAGTCTTTAATAATTGCCATCACCCATTCAGGAAGGGTTGGAAACGCCTTAAGTAACCACTCAGGGCCGTATTTAAGTGCGAGCGAAACTATGATCTGAACATACCATGGAAGTGATGTCATATTTTTGGATCTCCTTTTTTACGGTTGTTTACAAACTTTTTTCCATAGCGGCTCGTTAAGTTTTGGAAAGACATAGCTTTTACAAACCCACTCGACGCCCATTGCAATGGGGCCGCAGACAAATCCGCCGCCCGCTGCCTGACACGCGCCCCAGCTTACCCAATAAGCCGAACATGGACCAAGACCGCGAATGGAAACGTCCCCGTCGTGAACTAGATGAAGGAAGTATTCCGATTCATCGACATTATCGTAACAGCCCAAAACTACTTTCGGTGTTTCGTTAAATGTTCGAATGTCAGAAAGCCGCAAAGAATAGACTAGCTCTTTCCCAAGTAAAAAAGTGAGCTTCTCCATTTGTTCTTTTAACCACAAGGAAATTGCGCCGTGTTCTCCGATGTGACGAGTATCGTCTGAAATCATCATCATGTATCTGAATTGATACGCTTCACTCCATTCCTTCCACATGATGTCAGCTTCTTTTGCGTGCCCTTCTTTTTTAAGAGTAGAAACGGCAAGGCGAAAAAGATTATCGAGTCCAATATGCGCTTTTTCTCTTAACTTTCCTTTTTCTACTTCTCGTCCAAATTCCCGCGCCATCCTTTTAGTTCTGACACTAATTTCAGGTTTTTCGCTAGATGCGAACATAGGAATGCTAGTGATGATTAGAATTAAACAGATTATATTTTTCATATTAAGCCACCAGCTGTTTTACATCGTTTACAATTTGTTTTGCTTCGTTATATACGGCAATGACGTGAAGAACTACATCGATAGACTTTTCAAGGGCAAGTGCGCCTTTTTCGATTTTCGCTTCTAGTTCTTTATTCGAAAGAACTAACTTATCTTGAAATAGTTTATCTAGTTCTTTACGTCTTTCCGGAGTGCATGCGGCAAGTTCCGCAAGTAACTCTTCTTTTTTAATTGTGCCCAAACTTGCGACTTCATCGGAAAGAGCGACAAGATGCCAAATGCCTTCTTTATTTACAACTTTTGTAACCACATTGATTACTTCGGCAGCCGCATCTACTAATTTTTCTAGATTACTCATATGAATCTCCTTTTATTTTTTTATTACTTTGCTTTTTTGTCTACTGAACTAGCACCTGATGGAACCCCAGCAGATACGTCTTTTACCGCATAGCTTTTTGTAAGCCCTACAGTGCTTACAGAAGTTGTAAATGGGACTTGTTCGTTAGCTGTGCTTCCTTGATTTTGATTCGACATTTTGGATCTCCTTTTTATGGTTAATATTTTTTTGCAATTTCGGAACTGTTTTCTGATGAATCTTTTGCCACTGCTTTGGCTCTGCTATTCTGAATCATGTTTCTTTCAGCTATTTCAAAATAATGAACCAACCCCAAAAAGTATGGCGTGTCTGCGATTAACCTAGTGGTACTTGCAGCACTTAACGGGCCCTCTTTTTCTATTGTGGTTTTTAGTTCTTTTGCTATCTGTTTTACTTCGTTAGGCACTGACATTCTGCCAGCACCGCCGCCAGGAACTTTAAATACTTCTCCCGATAATCTAGAAAGTACATCAGGTCTATCTAGCATTTTCCCCACAAAACCAGTAATTTTATCGGACGTTCCCACTGCTAAAGAATGCATTCTCGGCGAGCTTGCGGCTGTTCCCGCTGCTTTTCCCAATCTGCTTCCGATGGCTACGCCGCCCACCGCGCCCGCACCTCCGAAAACTGATCCGATCACGCCGCCAACTACAGCGCCAGTACCCTCCCCAATTAGCGATCCTAATTGAGTCCTACCGGTTGATTGGGCTGGAAAAAATTGTGGTTCACCTTGCGGGCCTAACTGCTTGGCATACTGTGCATTTTGAAATTTTTGCATGAAAGATGTTCCAAATTTTTTATCAAGTTCAACAAGTCTTTGTTGCATTAATTTTCCATTTCTGCCAAATAATTTACTGTGAAATGTGGACGTGTTCATTTCCTGAGATTCAACAGTTCTGCCTAATTGCTTTCCGATAAATTCTAAAATACGCGTTTTGTCTGCAACCTTTTCCATTAGGGCAGAATACTTTTTACCCTTTTTCCCACCTAATTCATTAGCCGTATCGACAAGGGCAATCCTAGCTCTTCTTGATGCGGCTTTTAAAGCGGTCATATATAAATTTGATTCTTTTCCAAATGCATCGCTCGCTGCCTCTTGTAATTCATCAACTAGCTCTCTCATTTTTCTTGCTGGAATTTTTGTAATATCTTTATTCCTCGATTTAATTCTATCTGCCCACTCATGAAGCAAATCAACCTGAGCGTCTAGCTTCGGATCGTTTCCTTTTTTAAACCCCTTTAGAAATTTAATGACATTTTTGCCATCTACTGTAGGAAGCGAGTCTAGGAGTTTGTCGGCGGCGTCATGTTCTAGTAGTCTGGATTTTTTTTTATTCCATAGAAAATCTAATAAATTTTTTCCTACAGCAGATTCTGTTCCTAGCGCACCTTTAATGATAGCAGGATTTTTCCTATAGGCCCTGATCGCCTCAGTGCTTGTGCCGGATATAGATTCTGCTAAAATTCCTACTGCAGCAGCTGCTTTTTTAGAAGCTATTAATGCGCCCTTAGGAATAGTGGGTCCGTATATTTCAAAAGCTTTTCCGGCCGCTGGTAACATAGCAGTAAAAAGCCCTACCGTTGCCGCTTCTGTTACCCCTTGTGAAACACCCCTATCTAAAGAAAAATCTTGAAAGTCAGTTCCTGCGGTATTCTTTGCAGTTGAAAGTGCGAATGTACCTGCCGCACCCTCGACGGCCATTGTAATGGTTTTTTGCAGCAGGGTTGGATTTGCGGCAAGTTTTGCGATTGACGGTGCAATATTTCCGGCAACCTTAAGAGCTATGCCCGCCGATTTAGCGAACAGTGCCTTAACCGGACTTCCAGGTATTAAAAACGTTGCGGCTTCTGCTGCGAGCGTCATTCCAGGAAACGCTTTATGCAAAAGCCTAACTTTTTCCGCTTCACGTTCTACTATTTGCTCATAAGGTGTGCCATCAATAATTTCTCCGGCTTTTCCTGCAATTTTTGAAAGCTGACCGAAAGAAATAGAATTTAAAAATCCATAGCTCGCAGCCCTTGTTCCGTTAAACCATTCAGGATTTTCTCTTTTTAGTGCACCGATTTTTATATCGTCGGCTTCGTCTATCATTTTATGCATGTAATTATCATCGCCAGATTCCGCCAACCTTTGAAATTCTGGTTCAACTTTTTTTGCGTATTCCTGATCTTCTTCTATTTTTGCACCAACCATCTGCTGGCTTTCCATAAAAAGCCTTGTTTGATACAAGTCTGCATTGTCTACTTTTTCACTGGCTACAGCAGATGACATTAGATCATCGCCGCGCTCTTTCTGTGATGCTGCGCTAACAGCCAATCCTTGAGATGGCGGAATAAATTTTTTAGGTTCTTCCGATGATATAGTCCTGCTTTTTAAATCTAAAAGTCCTAGCTGCTTACTTGGTTCCGAATCAATTTGAATATAATCTGGCATTTCTATTCCTTTTTTTATTGTCCAGGCCTAGTGCTAAATTTTTTCTTAAGCCATAAATCAGTTTTAAACTTTAACTTTAACTTTAATGGAGGCGCTGATTGGCGATTAGAATCAACGGTCGGCGCAACACTACTTTTTGCTTGAGAGGATTGCTTTTTTAAAACTTCCGAAGAATCGACCGATTCACTTGCTGGAATCATGGAATTTTTAATTTTATCATAGCCTAAACTTTCAAGCGTAATATCGCCAACAGGAGAATAAATCTTTTGTGGGTCAAGACCATCCCTTAAAATCTGTCCCTCAAGAAAAAATTTGGCACTAGGTAAAAACACATTCTTTTCATCGCTTATCTGAGTTTCTGCCGATTTAAGAAAGTCCTTTCTTGACTGTGACTTGGCATCACCAAAAATAGGGCCTTCCTGTTTAGTTGCCCTAGTCAGCCAGTTCTTCACTTGTTCGGTTACATTTGGTGATTGCATGACCGATCTATAATCACCATCTGTAACTCGACCTCCTGGATCTTGCATCTTCGCCCTAGCATAAATCGCCGATATGTCACCAGGGCCGCTTACCAACGAAAGCTGAGACTTCACAGACTGTGAGTTTTTATACACGTCGCGGTAGGCAGCCGAAATTTTATCCCATGTTTGAACTCTATCTTGTGTCATTGATTCAATTTCTTTTGGATCGGTACTTCTATTTGGATTGATTACAATCAAGTCCGAACCTGGAATATCTATAGCGACGGCACCATTTTCTTTTTTGAACGCTGTAGCACCAGGAATAGCCCTGTTCAGCATATTAAACCCCATTTGAAAATCCTGTTCGAATCCCTTTCGAATATTTAAAAGTATATTATTTGTGAATTCGCTTTTCTTTCTTTCCTCATCGTAAACAGCAGATTTCAATTGCTGAAACTGTAGCGCATTTTTAGTTTCAATTTGGGTAACTTCGTTATTCTTTAAAAATAATTCCTGTTCTTTTAGTGCCTGTTCTGTGGGAGCTGATTTAACTCGATTTATTAAATCAACAAGGCCAAGCTGTTCTTGCGCCTGTTTTAGTGGCCCGTCACCGTAATCAATTACAAATTTATTATCGCCCATTAATTACCTCAAATTAGTATCTACGCCGAGTGAAGCGCCAGAATATCCGCCGCCACCCCCGCTTGATCCAGAATATCCGCCGCCACCCCCGATTGATCCAGAACTTCCGCCTGCAGATGTCTGGGCCGGGTACATTCTGTTAAGTAAATTTTGTTGGTATGCCATATTGTTTTGATTCGCCTTATTCTGCTGAAAACTTTGATACAGACCGCTTAAATTATTTGCAGTCTGAGTAGCACCACTAGCTAAATATCCAGCACTTGCAATTCCAGCGTTTCCGTAAATCTGGCCGATATTAGCCATGCCAGCACCTACAGCACCGCCTAATTGACCGAATGAACTACCTAATTGTGCCCCTAAATTTCCTTGAAGTCCCGCTACTCCCTGGCCCAATCCAGTAGCGATGCCAGCCATACTTTGTGCTGCACCTGTTCCAGAAAGAGACCCAAGTAATCCAACTCTGTTTTGATAATTCTGCTGAGCTAACCCCATTTCTAAATTTGAAAGAAGATCGGTTTGATTTTTAGATCTCAAAAGCCCCTGCGCGGCTAACTGCTGCTGTATCTGCTGAGTAGCTACCTGCCTTTGCTGACCTTCAAATGGATTTCCGGCTTCTGATAATCCTTGAAGCTTTCCAAGAGCTGAAACTTGAGATTGTCTAAATGGTTCTAAATCTGCCCTTGCTTGTGCTGATTGTTTTTCAAGGAAAGCCTGTGCCGTGGCCGCCTGTTCTTTTTGAGCGGCCATACCTTCTCTGGCAATGCGCTCTTGAGATGTCATTCCATCTCTTTGAGCGTCAGCCGCAGTATTTGCGGCGGATTCTGTAGCTCTTGCCTGATGTATTCCTGATAACCATGCACCCATATTTATAACCTCGCTATTAAGTTAGTGACGTTTCTCTCAACGTGACCAAAACCGTTTTCTTCGAAAATCTTTGAAATGTTTTTATTAGTGAATGATGCCACAATACTTTCTAGCCCCATGTCACGCGACATGCCCACAGCACTTTTTGATAGTAGTGCTAATGCTTCTTTTCTTTTCATGAGTGGGCTATCAGGATTCGTCGCTACCCATGTGAATTTTCCAAATGCTGAATCACCCGTGTATAGCCATCCGACACAATATTTCACATCTGATTCGATCATAATTCCTATTTTAGAAAGTAAATTCTTTTCAACGTATCTATGACCGCGTTTTTCCCACCACTCGCACACTTCTGGATAATCTTTTTGAAAATCAAAAAGTCTCGCTTTTAATTCTGTGCTCATGGAGTATAGCAGAAAGCTTTTACTAATCTGCTTTCCTCCATTGTTTTTTTGTCTACATTTTTTGGATACCTAGAATGGTAACGACTTCCTAAAAACACAACCATGCGATTAAAAGCCATGGGGACGTAATCGGTCATTTCCCATCTGGATTCTTCTTCACCGTCATCCAGTAATCTTTTTTCTAGTTCGCCATTCATTTTAAAACCGATTCTTTCGATATCATGTGGCTCGGGACATTTTTCCCATCCATATGTTTTGTGACGCCAGAATGCGAGGCCACCCTTGCAATGGCTAGAATGAGTAAGCCAGTGTATACCGATAAAATTAGCCACGTTTCCGTCGTTGTGGATATACTCTTTAGCTGGTTCCCCCTCGAGATACCGCCTGTAATATGCTGTGCATGTGCCTGTCTCGACGCCGAGTGCTTTTTTAAATAGTTCGCAGTGCTTTTCATTTTCGATATATCCGACACTGTGATTAATTTTTCCATATACATCGTGCGTTCCAAATTCTGTTTTAAGTGCCCGCTCTCTTTCTTCCATCGCGTCTGGTAAAAAATTATCAAAAACTAAAACTTTCATGCTGAGTAAAACTTTCCGCTTCCTCGCTTAATAATTCTTTTTCTGCCGTAATTTGAAGTAATTGTGACTGACGTTCCGCCGTTTACTGTGTCTAATCCCTGTCTTTGAATTGTGATCGTATACGTTCCAGCACTGCCAGATTCGTCTTGAATAATTATCTCGTCACCGTCTTGCATTGATTCAGATAGGGGCAGGGTAAGTATTCTTGCTGCCGTAAGTGCCGTCACTCCGTGATATGTTTCGCCGCTTCCGATAGATGCCGCCACATCCCCTGTCGTTACCACAAAACCACGCACACGGTTCCATAAATTCTCTAACCATTGAGATACCTCTTTCAGGTTAGTTAGATCTCTTGGGGGTTGTGGAAATCTTATAGCCATTAGCTTGTCATCCCCTGCAAGTCTTCTTCGAGTTTATTTAAAACGAAATCTACTGAATCAGTGACTTGAATTTCTAATTGTCTTTTTCTGTAAATCCCGCCAATATGCACTTCGATGGGTTCTTGAGGCTCGCCCGGAAATCCTAGTCCCACCATTTCAGGCTCTGACCATTCGCCGCCGTCATCTTTCACTCGTATTTGCATGAGAGGCTCTGTCTCGCCCGGTGTTCCTACACCCCTTTTCACATGAAAAAGGTATTTATTTGAACGCTTCCTGATGCCCGAACCGTGATCTATTTGGCCTGTTCTTCTAATTAAACGTTTAACGTAATCCCCATCTGTTTTGACTGAATTAGTAAGGCGATAAATCTTTCCATTTTCTGGATCACTTACAAAGTGCTCATTCCAACTACTTGCAAAAACATAGGAATTCATACGCATGATGGAACTTAGACCATTTTCAAATCCATCCCACTCACTCCAATACTTATTTTTATAGTCGTAACAAAACGTTCTGCCTTCTGAAGGAAAAACCCACACTATTAAATAGAATCCTTCGATGTCTATTTTGTAACCAAAGCAATCTGATACGGTTTCAAATTCTTTAATCACTCTATCGAAGGGAGATGAAATAAAAATGGGGGTTCGCTGCGACATAGTCACAATCCGTCTATTGTTATCTAACCACCATAGGGTGTTATCTGCTTGAACTACTGAATTAGGGGCTCCGCATCCGGTATCCATAAAGAACGTTCTTTTCATCGGAACGCCCGTGTCACCATAGTTGAAAAATACTTCCACAGAATCAGTACCGAATGAGTAAACTTCTCTGTTAAATATCGTGTGAGTAAGAGTTTTATCCGGCAATCCTTCTGCTGCGAAGAAATTTGCGCTAGACCATGATTCACGCGCTGCCGATGTAGGGCCCGCCCATCTGAATTCTTGATCGTTAATTAAATTTAAAACAAAATAACCGTCTAGATAACTGATATATGCGCAGTTGGGGGGACTGCCTGGCATTAATTCTGTATTTACGTTTCCGCCCCATCTACGTGGGGCACCACCGCCTGCAATTGCTAGATATGTGCCATCAGATGCAAAGCATGGGCGTGAACCACCTTCAAGTGCGGTTCCAGTAATATCGGTATAACTCCCATCTCTTGAAATGGAGTAAATTTTTCTATCTCTTGTGACGGCGACAATTTTATTTGAGAAAAACTCCATGCCGATTACTGGCTCATCACCTAAGTCAATTAATTCGACAAGGCCGGGGCGTGCGACATTAGATCCGGCATCGTTAATCAGCATGTTTTTAAAGACGTGCGCTGTCCCCGCGTCCCCGTGTTCTAGTTCGTCTACGTTTTGAAACGAACCTTGATTGATTGGAATAGGTTTAAGCATTTTTTCAAGTTTTAATAATATATTTAGCTACAAAACTAGGCTGCATCACGCCGTGTGATCCAGTTCCAGTTGAGCCAACTGTAATAACGTGTGTATGCGAGGACTCCGATGATGTAGTACCGTTTCCAGAACTAATTGATGTTCCTTGTTGGGCAAGGCTTCCGCCCCCCTCAGCGGTAGAAAAACCATAAGAATGATTGTGAGAACCACCCCCAGCGGTGGTAGCTGTGTGGGTATGTGCTGGCAATGCCTCAGCGCCGAATTCATCCCCGCGCGCCCTTGTGGTCAGACCTGATCCAGCACCGTCACCTACTAGAGCCCTACCTAATCCGTCAGGCAAATTAAAAGTGGTTGTCGCATCACCTGAACCGTATGATTCACCGATTGCTGCAAATAAATTAGCATAAGTAGTTCTGCTGACAGCACTTCCATTACAAGAAAGCCATCCTGTCGGTGCAGTAGATCCGCCATATCCCATAATAGCGCCCGAAGGAATCGCCTGTTCAGTACTAGTTGGAACATCAGAATCAGAAGTGCCCACGTTATTAATAGTTCTGACTAAATTTCCTGCTGCATTATGAAATACTAATTTCACACGCTCATTTGCGAATGCTATTTGACGGCCGGATGCAGATAAAGTTATTGGATTTGCAAGCGGGGTTTCCAGCTCAAAGTCTTCATACAATGTTTCAAGAGTAGTTGTTCCAGCTAAGTAACTTGTGACTGTCCCATTAGCTAACGCCGCACCGGCATCGTCAGTCACGCCACATGCTAGGATTTCAATAAGCCTAATCATACAGCCACCGTACTTCCTTCGCCCGCTATCGTATTACTTAGGCAACCTTTTGCGGCTGCCGTATGAACAACTTGAGCATCACCCGTAAAAGTATTGCTATCGTACATGTAGTTTAAATGCGCAAAACCTGAGTAAATAGCACCTAGGTCCCAGTTGTATGTTCCGCCATTGAATGAGCATTCTTGAATTCTTAAGCCTACAGCAGAAGCCGATTCAACAATTATTCCGTAATCTGGCCCATTAGCTGTGACTGAAAATGAACATGAAACTATTTCTGTATACAAAGCATTTGATGTGAGAGTGGCGCTTGCCGCATCGTAAACACCGCATCTAAAAACACACCCTTTAATCTTGCAGTTCGCGGCATCTACATTAATGCGAGCTGTATTTGTGGCCGTTGTACTTGCTGCAAAAAATAAATTGTTAATTTCTACGTTATTTGCAGTGACAGAGATAGCATCCGTTGCTGCTGCGAGCGTGAATACAGGTGCTGTACTTCCTTCGCCTATCCCGAATATTTTTAAACCTGCTTTATTTATCGTAATAGTCGATGAAACCGTTTGAAGGTGGCCAGATTTTAAAACTATAATGTCGCCGTTATTTGTAGTCGCATTTGTAATTGCCTGCTGGAGCGTTGCAAGTGGTTCGCTTTCACTTCCAGTGTATCCATCGTTTCCATTTACAGAATCTACCCAGTGAATGGCTCCCGTCGTGATTAAGTCACTCGAGATAAACTCATCGGCACCGCTATCGTCTGCTGCTAATCCGCTTTCAATTATAATTGCCATTTAATTAACTCCGTTAGTAGTAATATTCAGTTACTTCGATAAATCCCGCAGCGCCACCGCCACCCGCCGATCCGTTAGTTCCAGCAGTTCCAGCCGTGCTGGCCGCTCCGACTGCATAGGAATAGGTAGTAGAAGGTGAAGTAATTAATGCATCTATGTATGCCCCCGCACCGCCGCCACTACCTGAAAGCAACTGTGTCGAACCGTATGCCCCGTGAGAGCCACCACCGCCACCCGCACCAGTATTGGTGGTTCCCGCATTGCCAGCGCCTGTCGCTGCGCCCGAGCCACCACCGCCTAAAATATTCGAACCACCCATTCCACCAGGCATAAGAACTGAGGCCGATGTGCTTCCACATACACCGCCCTTGCCGCCTGAAAATCCATTTCCTATTGCAGGTGAACTAACAGTCGCCGCACCGCCAGCACCGCCGCCGCCAGCATTAATTGCAGCGCCCACACCGCCTGCCGCCGTTAAAAGTGATGAACCAAAAGTAGAAGAATTGCCATTGCCACCCGCACCCATAGTACTGACTTCACCGCCACCGCCACCCGCACCACCGCCTCCAGACATTCTGACACGAATATAGGAAACACCAGTTGGAAGCGTATATGTACCGCTTCCGCTTAAGAATTTTTGAATCGTTGGTGGACTAACTGTGAGGGTTCGCCATAATCCATTCACATAAGCACGTAGCGCATTTAGAGTTGAATCTAAAAATACATCTCCATTAGCTGCCGCACTACCTTTTGCACTTTCGAATGCGCCTGATGTGGCATGCACCGTCACCGCAGTTATATTTAGGCTAGTCGCTATGTAGACCATTGGATTGACTGACATCGGATTGCTCCTTTAGTTTTTTGCAGGATCAATTTCGCCAGAAATAGTGCCGCTCGTAATAAAGTTTCCGGTGACGCTTCTGATATACAGAGCGCCATTTAACATGATGTCTTTGCATCTGTTAGTTGAAGCGGGGACGTAAAGATTAGTTCCGACTAAACCTGGCGTCTGATTTACTGCCGAATCTCTGACGCTATATGGGGCGGTGGATAGTGCTAATCCGGTAGTCGCTTCATTCATTACGCATACAGAGTAGAAACCCTTATTCTCAATTCTTCCGTAATTTTCATCTCGGATAATGTTCCATGAAGAACCGCCAGATGAACCATAAGTTGACGGGATTGCGGAACTCCCAGATGTGATTAACCTAAAACTCTGTGTTGCCATTGCTGCATTTGTCACCAGCACCATAACCATTAAAAAACGTTTCATTTATTTTTTCTCCTTTTAAAAATAAGTAGTCACTATTGAGCTAGGATCACTAGTTTCTGAGTTGTTTGACAAACTTTGTAGTTTTGCTTTTTCAGCTTCCATCATAAGAAGTGATCGCTCGTCTAACGGAATCCCGTACTCGGGCGCTAGTTCGGAGCGCAAAATCTTAACTAATTTTTGTTCCCATTCTTGTGGGAAATCTGGATTGTCTGACGCATTATCAAAATCATACAAACGGCGGCGATATGTGTACTGAGCCGTATAGCCAGCACCAGGAGTTTGAAAGATATGAATCTTTTGATTTGTCATCACTGGCGCTTTTTCTAAGTACACAAGTGAGGGAGTGCCAACACCTTCTCTAAGCGTTGTTGTAAGTGCTTCTGTTTTTTCGATGATTCTCAGCGGCGTGTAGCTCGTCCCTTGAACTAGTTCGAAAGTTTCTAGCGCCATAATGTTTGATGCAATTCCAGTAGGTGCAGTTCCCACAGAATAACTACGAGTAGATGCAGCAAGCGTCAGAGCTGTGATGGTATTTGAAATAGCCCACAGCCATCTGCCTTCTGAATCTAACTCCTTTAAAACAGCGTTAAGAAGTCCCACGGCATCAGACAAATCACGCGTGGTAGGGTTTTTAACGCCAATACCACGAAATGACCTCTTAATTAATTCTGTTCTAGTGATTGTCGAATCGCTATTAGGCAATTTATTCTACTTTCTTTTTAGGGCCGCGCTTTTTAGGCGTCTCTTCTTCGGAAAAAATCTTAAAGTTAGGATCAATACTCACTAATGCGTCAGCATCAGCGTCTTGCATGTCCGCAAATGGAGCGAAAAAGATAGAGCCCTTAAATGCGGATCTTGATTGGCATCCGATAGGTAATTGTACCGTGATGCCCTTTAATTTTTGACCGATATACTGAACCTTTTTCATACTTCCTTTAGTTTTTATTTATAGGGCAGGGAGTTTTTATACCCCCCGCCCTACGCATCCGTTCTTACGGTATTCCCATAACGTAAGCTTTTAATTAATCTGTAACTGCTGACGAAAACACAGAGACAACCCCGTGTTGCTTGCTGTTAAATTCAGCTTTTGCATG